CCTTGTAGTAGAAAGAGGTACCACTTCTACTGTTTACGTTGTCGCCTTTGTTTTTCTTCCCTACGTTCTTCTTTTGACCAAACGTTTAGAGCCCTAGTTCCAGAATTCTGGGAAAGATTTACAGCTTTATTAATAGCTGAAAGTTTACGCCTTGATTTAGGTTTATTTACAAACACCAAAGGCTGACGAAATGACATGGAAGGATTTCCAATACCAGGTTGCCGTGTTTCAGGACCTATTGTTTGAATCTCTTCTCTTTTAACAATTTGCTGATTTGTGTTAGATGAGGGAGTTGAAATCCAAGTTTTTGCTACATCAAATGCTTTTGAACCTAGATAACCCAATGTGGATTGTTCCATTCCAGGGTTATATTTTGATGGCACAGTTAATGCTAACATTGGATCAGAATTACCAGGTCTAGTTAGTAACCCACCAAGATTTGCACTACCAGATAATATGCCCATGACAGCAGGAGCAGCTGACATGGCTATTTTTGCAATTGATCCAAACCAATCGCCCATTGAATTTGCACTAACAACGACACCTGGTGCCAAGTTTCTTGTAATTTCCGAATACATTCTCAATGCTTTAAAATCATAAGGATTTGAAGGTCTTGCCAATGTTGTTAGATCAACATTTGTAGGTCTAGGGAAACGTTCCACTATCCAAATTGCATTAACTGTCAAAGATGTTGAAGATGGAAGACCAGAGAAAAATACACCTCCACAAGAAAAAGGAGTTTCATGCAATAAAACATTAGATGTCATAAGTTTTGCGGCGCCTGTGGTTGTTATTACTGGAGCATAAAGAACAGGCACATCATCAATTTGAAATGGATACACTTCACGTAATCCATCTGGTGAATTTTCTTCATCAGTCATTACAGGTATAACATAGGCACCTTGTTCAGCTTTCCATGTTTGTGATCCTGGTAAATTTGTTGCAACAGCAACTGTGTTAGGTGGGTTTGGTAATTCAAGTTCCCTAACTGAGGTTGGGATACATGCTGTAGTACCTCTATCAACAACAAGATTAGCAACCCTAACGTCTTTTTCTGCAGGTATAGGCAAACGCCACACAGTGGCAGAACCACCAACATTTAATTTATTTGTAGTATTATGAACTTCAAAGCCCATTGCAACGATCCTCGAATCTGAAGCTGAGTAATATGAAGTATCAAGAGTGAGGTTTTGTGTAGTTTTTGTTATACCAAGAGGAGCACCAGTTACATCTTGTCTAACAACAATTCCACCACGGTTATAAACAGTAACTCCTTGAGCATTTGATTCATAAACTTGTTGACCACTAGTGCTGGTTGCAACTGTTGCTACATTGGTTTGAACTACATCATGAAACATGCTACAATCCCATGTTGAAGTGCCACTAGTTGTCACAACCGTCATTTGTTTACGAACGATTTGAACAGTTGAAGGTATCATTATTTGATCAGGATAGCCCTCTGCAGCTAGAGGTCTATCATGCATGGGGTCAGTGGCAAATTCCAGCCACCTCATCCCAGATTGAGAAACTCCTGATTTTTGACAGGCTTTCTTCAGTAAATTTTCAGATGATATTATTTTATCAGTTGAAGCCATTGAACAATTTGCAATACGTATTTTCTTTCACCTGACAAGCCAAGACGGATTTTTCTATCTGAAAGAGGAATACTTAGCGGTTACACCAAAACGGTAAAAATGTTCTATGCGTGAAGAATCAACTAAATCAAAAATGTGTGGAATGTATAAAGGTGTTATGTGGACCAATGAATCCAAATATTTCTCTATATTGATTTGCATTTCATAAGTTATTGAATACATTTGCTCTATTAATAATCTTGTAGTCATCGTAATTGTTTGATCAAAAACAAGTCTATGCCTATTGTTAAAACTATCAACAATTATTGTGCGTTTATATGAATCCATATTTTTGAATACCCTGGTCATATGTTTTTCAACCACGGGTTCTGATGTAACTCTTAAACCATAAAGTGCTAAATTTTTAAGAATAGGACAGCCAGGATAGGTATACAACATTGACATTGATTTAGCTCGCAACAACATCTTAAATGTTAAATTACTTGCATTAATATAATAGAGATTTGTATAACCAAAATTTAACATTGCATCAATTGGGTTAGTGACCAAAGCCATTGTGTCATCAGCAAATAATATTTTGCAAAAAGAAGCATCATTCAAAGTGGCATGATGATGTATTTTGGCTTTTGCACCCAATTTAACTAAAATAGTTTCATCAATTGGATGAATATGTGCGAATATGGAATCATCACCTTCTATTGTTGGAGGAAATTCTTTTAGAAATAAATCATCATGTCCACTTTTGTGTAACATAAATAGCACCAAGGCTAAATTCATAAGTGAATTCATTAATGAAGTGTCCATTTCACCACTATATCTTTTTGCACGTAATAAGAACTTAAACCATTTTGAAAAAATTCTATTAACGCCTGTTTTAGCGCGTCTCATGTCATTCATTAATTCAAGATTGTCACAATGGTATTGTAGGCAAAATTCATAAAACAAAAGTTCAATTTGCATTAAAAGTACAACAAAAGTTGCTTCAAATGAAGTGAAATCATTGGAACAAAGATTAATCCAACTAGCACTATATCGTTCATAAATAAATTGTGCCCTATTCTTCATAGAAATGGTTTTAATAAACCACTTGAGTTTAAAAAATTTCTTGCCTATATAATAACATGCTGGACCAACTTTGGTTTTGAACTTGTCAAGACGTGAATAAATGCCTCGTAGGTGTTTCGGTTCAGTATATGGTTCATGTTTTGCATGTTCTTTAACAAAATAATCTTTTTCTATACATTTGTCTGTCACATATGAGGCAACCCTAAGTTGCTCTTTTCTTTGTTCAGTGTAGTCAGTTTGTTCCAACCATGTTTCAAGAGAAAGATCTTCATCAAATGGAATTATACAATCAGTTAATTCTGTATGCATAAATTCTATAAAAAATATCTTAAATTCTTCTAATAACACCAAATCTATTGATGGCATTAGAGTTGCAACCCTTTTCATTGTACCCATGAGCAAACTATCAGGATCAGAGATGTCAGGCCAAAAGTTAACAGCACCATAAACATGACAACCCAAAGAAACAACCATTGGCTTATGCGGAGGTGGTTCATTTCTTATGTATTTTAGTAATTTAAAGCTCTTATCAACAGGTGGTATAGTTTTTAAACCCAAATCAGAAAAACGATAACCCATGATGTAAAAGCGTGTTGGTTCGATTCAACAAGGAAGGGTAAATACATCTTCAAGAAGATTTTCCCTAACCTTAGCCAATAGATGCATTGCCAATGTCTTTGTATGAGAATGAACAAAAACCTGTTGCAATAAATTAGATTTGTTAACATTTATGGATGGCATTTGCTTAATTGCTAGATCCATGGCACATTTTAGTGATGACAGGTCAGCATCTGCAGAAAAATATTTAAGACTTGACATGTTATCAATCATGCTTAAAGAAGGATATATTTTTGATTCAACAACACCAAACAAAAATCCAACAGCTTTTGGATCTGATGAATTCCAATAAAGCTTACGAATAGTTACTTCACAAACACTTGCCGCATATTTCTTATCACCTTGTTTGTGTACTTCTGGTCTTACATCAACTTCAGTTTCTGGTAGAATGTCACCATATATTATGGATGTTTTTAAAAGAATATCAGTGGTAAACAAAGAACCGCAGGACACATAAAATTTGTACAAGATACGAATCAACATATATGTAAACATGATTGTTGTAGCAAAAGATACCAACAAACCAAAATAAGTGGGTACATAAGTGGGAGAATAGCCCATTTTAGCCCAAAACCATCTATAAGTTACAGTCAAAGCACCTTTTTCAGGAAAGAACCAATCAACAATAGGGGAGAAGATGTAATAATCAATTTTTGACATAAGTGAAAACATAACATAAAGAATTACCCAAGGCATGTTTATCCATTGGTTACAAGTTGTCCATGCTTGCATTGGGGTTTTTGGTACCTGAAAACTCATTAGTCTAAAATTCTTGGAATAATAGTTGAAATCTGTAGGTTTCGTTTGAGGTAAAATTGGTGTGGTTGAAGATTCAACAGAACTTAATATTGTAGTTACCACAGGATTTTCCAGAATTTCACTATGTGAAGATGATCCAGAATCATCAGAATTGGAGTCACAAGAAGTTAAATCCTGGTGTTCTTGTATTAATGGTCCACTCAACTTATGAAATTTCTTAATTGCTAACATTACATTACCATCACACATAAACATAAGTTGTTCAGCCTGTCGTTTTGAACATTTGGTGATTGACATAAGTTGCCGAAAAGCTATAGCAATTTGTTGCTGAGAGGTTGGATTTGTAACCACAGGAATTGGTGGCAATGGAGGCAAAATAGGTACACCCATTTTTATAAATTTATTTGTTGGTTCTACTATTTTAACACCATTTGTTAAAATTGTTGATGTAGTAGACATACAATCATTGGTAGAACAAGTTGTTGTAGAAGAAACCACAACTGGCTTTATTAAATCTTGTTCAGATATTTTTTTCTCTTCAGTTGCAACAAATCCGCCAATTGTTGGTAGAGTTGTGGTTTTTCCAGAGGTATTTACATTTTGTGATTTTGGTAACAAACCAAAATTAAAATCAAACTTGAAAGCATCGTTAGTATTGAATAAAAAATCTTCATGTAACTTTGGTCTTGCTTCCGTGCTTGTATCGGGTGATGAGCCAGGACTCGGAAAAGTTTTAGATGAAATAACCTTTGAATCATCAAATTTTTGTTCAATTGGTGCCTTGTATCTATCATTAGGTTTCCTTTTGATAGCTAAATACCTTGGTACACCTGGATTAGTTGTAGCAAAATGATCTTGCAACATTTTAAAAACAACATTAACACAGGGAGTAGTAAAACGTTCACCAAATGCATAGTATGAATAAACATATTCAGAAGGAGCTATATAATTATATTTTGACAGCATATCAGCTGTTATCAATTGAACATAATTTTTGATTTCTAACGCTTTTGGTGATCTCAACCAATGTTTCAAAGTAACATTAGTGAAACGTTTTGTAAAAGATTCAGCTGGATGAATTGTTTCCCAAATTTTAACTGGGTAAGTAGCTAAATCTTCCTCATTTTGCAGTGTAGCATTATACCGTGGTGACACCGGTATGTAATCAGTTGAATCTGATGACCAATCTGTTGATATTGCTTTATCAAATGCACTATCTTTTGCAGATGAATCAATCCATCCTGATGGCTTACGTAAGTAGTCACCAGAACAGAGATTTTGGTATTGTTTTAACTCATAATCGTTAAACGGTGGTTTTCTCCAATCTATATTGGGATGGAGTTTTTTACACATACAGTCAGATAACAACGGCAGTTGACATCCTGAACACACGTCCGAAGGTTCATATGATTTAGAATCAAATCCCTTCTCATGGTGTGCTTCAAGAATTTTTATTAGATATGAGCCGTAAAAAGTAGTAGA